CCTCGGCGCGGAACTGCGTGAAGTCGACGTTGGCTGCCATGGATGACTCCTAGCCTCCTTCGGCTTACGTGGTTTCCGGCACGTCGAGGTCGACCGGGGCGATCGAGGTGCCGCCCTGGACCGGACCCGTGGTGACGCCGAGCGACGGGTAGGTCGCCGCGGAGCCCGCCGCGAGCACGTCCACCTTGCCGGTGGTCGAACTCGGGATGACGATCAGCCCGGCGGCCGTCGGCGCGGCGGTCGGGGTGTCGATCACCTTCACCGTCGAGGGGCCGGTCGTCTGGATGAACCCGATGTTGCCCGGGGTGATGGCGTTGCGGAAGATCCCGGCCGGGCGACCCCGGTTGGTGACCGCGGTCGTGACCATGGACTTGGTCTTGTCCGCCCAGATGGCCAGCGCACCCGGGTAGGGCGCGGTCGTCATCGTGGAATCGGTCAGCACGCGCTGGTAGGTCTTGCCGACCGCGCCGGTGCCAGTGGCCCCGGTGGCGACGTTGACCGTGACCCGCGATCCGAGCATTCCCGGATAGGGGTCGCTCACGGCAGGCTGGTTCTCGTTTTCGAGGTTCCCCGCCTGCACGTACATCGGCTGGTTGCGAATGTTGTTGGGCATAGCTACCTACTCCTGCTCCTTCCAGCCGCGCTCAGCGGGTGAATCCGAAGAGAATCCGCGACAACCGGGGCGAGACGCCCACCAGGTTGCCCGCGAACAGAATCTGCCCGGCGACCATGTTGTCGTCGCGGGCGCCCTTGAAGCCGGTGAACCCGAAGGCGAACTTCGGCGACTGCGCGATGAAGAACTTGATGTAGGCGTCGTCGCCCTGCGGGCCCGGGTTGAACCACGCGAAGGTCTCGGTGGTGTTGAGGTAGTTGCCCAGATCGGGGTCGTTCACGCCGTCCTGACCGGGCGCGTACTGGCTGGCCATGATCGTCGCGGTGTTGAACTTGAACCCCGGCCAGTTGATCTCGGGGGCCATGACGTCGATCTTCTGCTGGGGCGAGAAGTTCTCGGCGATGAAGCCCATGCCGCGGTTGGTCGTGACGCCGGCGAGCGGCCGCTCGGCGCCGATCACGCAGGACATGAACGAGTGCTCCAGCACCCGGAACATGAGCGAGGCACCCGCGTTGGCCGCGACGAGACCCGTGGGGGAGTTGAGCGCCGGCGAGACGTCGGCGCGGGTCTGGCCACCGTAGGACGGGAAGACGTTCCCGGCCCAGGAGGCGTTCACGCCGTCGTTGAGGATCTCTTCCAGCCCGTTGAGCTCGCCCGAGCGGTCGTCACCGGGGAGCGCCTGGCCGTGGTGCCAGAAGGCGATCTCGAGGATGGCCGACATCGAGAGGGCCGCGGTCGACATGTCCAGCTTCACGCGGCTGAACATCGCGTGCGGGCCGACCTGCTCGACTTCGAGATCTTCCAGGTACTCGGTGACGTTCACGTCGTAGTACCGCGGCGTGAACAGGATGCCCGAGGCGACCTGACGCTTGGTCAGGTTGAACTGGGCGCCCTTCTTGTACGAGCCGCCCGCCATCGGCTTGAAGAGGTAGTTCGCCTGGATCTGCGGGCCGATCCACTTGCGGGTGAACCGGTTCTTGAAATAGGCGCTGACGGGGCCGGACTTGAAGAAGTTGTCGGCCACGCCAGGGAGGATGTCCTTGGTCGTGATGGTGTTGACGTCGTCCAGCAGGATGGCCATTGATGCGACTCCTGAGCGCCGGGATCCTTCCCGGCCTCGCTAATCCCGCTGGAGAGTGGGCGCGACGGGCTGGCTAGCCGGCACGGCCGGCATTGAGCCGGGCGTACTCGTTGACCAGATCGTCCACCGACTTCGGCTGCGGGGTTGACCCCGTGCGGGCGGCTTCGAGCGCATCCAGCGTGCCGGGCTCGTTGCCCCGGATCGGATAGGGATGCTGACTGGAAGCCTGCGCCGCGAGAACCTTCTGTCGTTCATCGAGACGGATTTTGTCCTCGGCGTCCTGCCGGGACTTCTGCGCGCGTGCGTCGAGCTGCTCCTTGTGCTGATCGGCGTAGACCCCGCGCAGACCGATCTGCTGCACCCGCTTGTCGGTGATCAGCTTGGTCGTGTCGAGGACCTCTCCGAACTGCTGGAAGTGCTGGAGCGAGAGGGAATTGAGATCCGTGAAGAAGGCGACCGCGCCCTGCTCGGTGAGAGCGAGGGTCCGATCCAACTCCTCCTTGGTGATGCCCACGGGAGGGGTGGTGGTGCCAGTCGTGCCGGTCCCGGTCGTGCCGTGCCCGTTCCCTGTGCCCGCCGCCACCTGCTTTCTCAGCGCGTCCAACTCCTCCAGATCCTTCTGCTTCTGGTCGAACCAATCCTTGTTGGACTGGTACAGGCCATCGGCTTCGGCCTTCTTGCTGCCCAGCTCGTTCATGCTGCGCGAGAACTCGTCCTGTCGCAGCACGTTGTTGCCGAGGGTGACCAGCCCCGCTTCGCCCAGTTCCTCCGCACGTGCGGCGCGCACGGTCGGGTCCGGATAGAGCGTTTCGAGCACCTGTTGCGCTCGGGTCTTTGCGTCGAGTGCCATGAGAACCTAGCCTTTCAGCGTTCCGGCCCTACATCGGGCCTTGCTGGGAGGGAGAATTGAAACCGCCACCCGGGAATTGCGCCCCCGGAGCCTGCGGGGAGGCTGGCCCTCCGCCAGCCCCGAGAACCTTGCCCAGTGCCTTGTCGACCACGGTCTTGCAGAGATCCCAGTCCATGGCGAGGTCCGGCGTGACCTGGGCGAACGAGTCGAACATGCCCTTGATTTTCTCGCAGGCGGCGGTGATGCCCGTCAAAATCTCCGGCGGGAGCTGACCGGAGGTCATCGGGACCGGGGCGCCGAGGCCCGAGAGCGTCGGGAGCTGGGATTGCGCCCCGCCGACCACGCCCGGAGGCGGAGGCGGGGCGTCGAGCGGCGAGGTGCCGGGGAGCTGACCAGCCGGACCGAGGGGTGCAGGCATCAACGGCCTCCTTTGGAGGCGGAGCGCGATTTGGAGACGTAGCGCGGGAGGGACTTCCCCTTGGAGGCGCGGGCGCGACCCTTGGCGTCGGCCATGGAGACCTTCCCCTCGTTGGCGAGCGCGAACAGCTTCCGCTGCTGTGCCATGCTGGCGTTCTCGTGGTACGGAGGCATCAGCGCTTCCCGCCGAGCGAGAGGCTCCGGGAGATCCGCGCGTTGGCCGCGGTGATCTTGCGGTGCTGCTTCTTGACCCCCGACATCCGCGAGGCGTCGGCCTTGATCTCCTCGGCGCGCGAGAGGGTGCGGTGATCGTCTTCGGCTTGGTAGTCGGTGTCGGCCTTGCTGGGCATCGGGCCGCAGGAACTGGCCATCAGCGTGTCCCTCCGCGGAGTCGGCCGAGTGTCGAGGCGAGGTTGGCGCGCCGGCGCGTGGTCGGGTTGCTGGAGCGCTTGGCCTTGGCGAGCTTGGAGGCGGGAATCTTCTCGCCTTCGGGCACGCCGAGGCTCTTGTGGAGCGCTCCCGGGTGCTTGATCGCGCCGGCAATCCAGTTGGCCATGAAATCCTCCAGAGTCTGCGGCTAAGCTGCCCGGTTGTCAAGAGGGATGCCAGCACACGGACGCCTCAGGTCTGGGATCCGGGCGGTCCAGACGGCCCGTGGTTAGACTCGGAAACGACACTCCGGGAGCCTCCGCTACTGGGATCGGCCTTCTGTTCCCCGTGCGGCATGGCTTGGCCAGTCGGCGGCCGGCCGGGTCCCGCTGGGGCCGGGGTCAGCCCCAGCGCCTGCTGCGCCTGCAGCCGCTCGATGATGGTCTCGGGCTCCCGCATCTCCAGAATCTCGCCGTTGGCCCCGAGGACATATTGCGGGCCGGGGGCAGGCGCACCGGTGGTCGGATCGGGGATGAGCGAGGCGAGGACCTCCGCAGGGTCCGGCGGCCGGATCGGCGGCAGCGGCATCGGCGGGAACTTCCCGACATTGGGGACTTCCAGCTGCTCCAGCAGGGTCAGGATGTCGACCAGCCCCTCGCGCGCCAGGGTCAGGTAGAGCATCTTGCGCTCGGCCGAGTCCATGGCGAGGAGCGAGTTCGGGACCACCCGGAAGGACAGGAGCTTGTGGAAGAACTGGGCGCGTTGTTCGCGGGGCACCCCGGCGTCGAGCTCCGGGGTGTAGCCGGGCTGACCGGGGCTGAGCGCGGGCACCAGCGTCTCGGGGTCGAAGTCGAAGTCCTCGATCGTGCGGGCGGCCTCGCCGAGGAGCGCGATCCGCTTGGCCTTGGTCATGTACTGGAACGTGTTGACCTTGATCATCTCCGCGAGGTCGCGGATGTAGGCCTCGAGCATCCGGCCCTCCGAGCGCAGGGCCGGGGTCTGCGCCTCGTAGTAGGTCCGGATGGTGTCGGCGCCGGGCATCTGGCGCAGCTGCAGCAGGGTCTCGAGGTTGGCGACACCCGAGAGATCGCCGAACTTGGAGATCATCTTCTCCAGGAACTCCAGGCCGAGCGAGAGGACTTGCGGGTTGGGCCCGTCGAGCTTCTTGAAGCCGTCCCCGTAGGTCGGGTTGGTCTTGACCTTCGCGCCCGGCTTACGCGGGTCGAAGATCTTCATGAAGGTCTCGGAGACGGCCTGGCGGTCGTAGACGGTGGTCTGGTCCATCCACTGCTTGATCCCCAGCCGGACATCGTTGGAGAGGTCGTTGATCGCGTCCTGGATTGGGATCAGGTCGTTGAGGAGCGAGACGCCCAGGAACTGCCAGGGCACCTCCCAGAGCTTCAGGCGCGAGAAGGGGAACATCCCGTGCCAGAAGGGGGACGGCCCGTCCCAGATGATCGCCTCGGGCGTGGAGACGATGCAGCGTTTGTTGGGGTAGAGCAGGCCCCCGGGTTGGACCATGTACGCCCAGGAGGCTCCGGGCGGCCCCATGGGGATCGCGGAGGTGGTGAGATTCCGCGACTGGTCGGTGAGGAACGATCGGTAGAGGAGGACGTGGCCGGCCTTGGGCTTGAGGTTGGAGGAGGCAGAAGTCAGGCCGCCAAGGGTGTCGGTCGCGGGGGAGACGAGGCGCGAGGTCAAGGAGCGGAACCGGCCCATCAGAGTCGAGAGGAGCGAGTCCGATGTCGGGTTGAACAGGTTCGCCTTGGTCGGGTACATCCCCCGCAGCACGTTGATCGAGTGCTCCTCGCGGAAGGTCACCCCTTGCCAGTCCTGGACCGAGCGCGACATAGGCGCGGGTCTCCAGGGCAGGGTGTCGCGGAAGTCGCGGGCCATGATCCGGTGGTCGCCGCCGAAGCGCGCGTGCGGATCCCATTCGCAGAGGGTGTCGGCGGTCCCGGCGGCGAGGCCGTACTTCACCGTGTTGCCGAGCTCCAGGTCCGCCATGGTGTTGACATACCAGGCGATCACCAGGTTGTTGAGGATGTAGCCGTGCTGGGCGTAGGCGGGGTTCTCGGGCTTGTAGGACCAGACCGGCTTGAGGTCGGTCAGCACCGAGGCGTGGGCCTGGGTGACCTTGCGCGCCTCGTTGACGGTCATCCGGGGCAGGTAGTTCGGCGGGGTGGCGGACTTCTGCTGCTCCCCGACGATGTAGGCCATGCCCATGGCGGCTTGGTCGTAGCTGGGGTCGGACTGGTTGATCCGGTCGCCCTCGATTACGGCTTCGCGGAGCCACCCGACCACGCGAGGGTCGCCGATGCCCCCCGCCCAGGTGTCGACGCCTTTGAGGGTGTCGAGGGTCGAGATGGGCAAACCGTAGATGCCGGAGGGCGAGAGATCAGCCATTAGAGTCCAGCGCCTCCGAGGGTGTGATCGGGGCCGCCTCGCGGGCCATGGTGCTGCTCGCCGTGATCCGCGACGACAGAGTCACCGCGGCGAATGGTCACCGGGGTGCCGTTGGCGAAGGTCTTGGACGGGGTGAGCGACGGGTCCTCGGCGATCGTGTGCTTGTCCCGATTGGAGGGATCCTGCGAATAGTCCCGCCAGATCATCCGCCGGCCCTCGCCGTTGCGCTCCCGGATCTCGGATTCCCGCTCCAGCCGCCGGATATCCGCCAAGCTGCCAATCGTCTCGTCGCGGAAGCCGGTCGGCGAGCCGGGGTCCTCCACCGGGGTCGTGAACTTGGTGAAGGAGTCGCCGGACTGCTTGCCCGAGTCGCTGAAGCAGGAGAACTTGGCCTGCGGGATCCACTCCATGCGGGTGCCGCCCAAGGGGAACTGGTGCTTGGGGCAGCGGGGGGCCATCTCGGAGGCGCGGATCCCGGTGGGGACATGGAAGTCGCGCTGGATGTAGCCGCAGTCGGGACAGCGGTAATCGTGGAGGGCCATGGCGGCTACCGGGCGACCACCGGGCCGTAGAAGAACTGATCCTCCATCTGGGCCACGATGTCCGCCACGATCTCCTCGGGCGGCTTCCCCTGCTTCTCGGCCCGGTGGGCGATCTCGGCGAGCTGGGCGGGGGAGAAGTCCAGCCGGATCCCGCCGATGGTGATGCCGGCCCAGGATTCGATGGCCGTGAGCAGGGCGGCCGGGGACGCGGTAGACCCGATGCCCAGGAGGGTGTCGATCCGCTCCAGGGCATCGCCTGAGAGGATCACCGTGCGCTGGCCAGAGGGGACCGCGGCGAACTTCTCCAGCTGGCGCTCGAGGAACTTCTCCAGCGGGACGTGGGCCGCGATGGCGGCGTGCTGGTAGCGGAGGGCGACGGGGTCGGGAAGCTGGATCAACATAATGCTGGACTCCTAGGAGTAAAACTCAGGCATTCCCCGGCTGTCATCATACACGGAGTCGTCGCCGTCGTCCTCGACTCCTGCTTTCATCTCGTCGGCGGTGGTGCCGGTGTTGCGCCAGTCCCGCTTGGGCGCGGCGGGGCCGGCGGCGAGGATTCGAGCCGCTTGTTCGGCGTGCCGGCGGGTCCGGCGTTCACTCAGGGGTTCCTGCTCGCCGCCCTGGAGGCGCCAGGCGACATAGTGGGCAATCGCCGTGGCCATGACCACGTCGTCGTGCGCGCCGCGGGCCGCTTCGGCCTCCCAAAGCGCCCCTTCGGTCTGGAAGTCGGCCAGTTCGTCCAGGAGCTGCTGGGCGTGGACCAGGAGCTCGGTCTGGTGGGTGATCGGGTCGGTCGTGGTCAGGGCGTGATAGAGCTTGTCGAGGAGCATCGGGCGGGTCCGTTGGGTGGTGACCCAGCCCGCCTTGGTCGAGTAGCGGGACTTGGGATCGGCCGCGTCGAGGTACTCCCAGCGGTAGAGGTTCGAGTAGCCCGAGTGGAGTTGGAGCGTGTCCTGGGTCGAGAGGCCGTGGTTGTTGCACTCGATCGCCATGAGGGCCTGGTAGCGATCGTCATCGGTGTAGAGGCGGCCGATCGCATCCAGTACGAACGCGAACGCTTGGGGGGTGACCTGATCGGCCACGTAGAGGGCGACCTGCTCCTCGGGCTCCTCGATGGTACCCATGCGGTGGACGGCCGCGACCGAGCGATCCTTGCCGATGCCATCGCCGACGTCGGCCCCGACCACATACCGGCGCGGACCTCGGGACCGGGGCCGCTCGAACACTTGCAGCGTGCCGAAGGCATCGGCGCGGGCGCGGAGTTCCGGCAGGGACAACCGCTTGAAGCCGAACCCGGCGGGGAGGGTGAAGAGGTCAGCCACGGAGGCGGATCTCCTCGACGGGATCGCGATCGAGCACGTCGCGCACGGGATGGGCCTCCCGGGCGGCCGCTTCTGCCGCAGCCCGGGCGTTCCGGGCCTCCTCCAGATCCTTGCGCTCGGCCGCGGCGAGTGGCGCGAGGTCCCGGGCGGGCTCGATCGCCCAGCAGTCGATCATGGGTTTGGCGAGCTTCTGGAGATACTGGAGTTGATCGAGCGAGAAGATGGATCGGCCTGCGGCTTGGAAGCAGCTTTCCGGGTCGGCCGCGTACTCCTCCAGGAACCGGGCGAGCTGGCCTTTCTCGGTGTAGGCGAGGCGGGTTTCCTCCCACCAGTAGAGCTGATTGCGGCTGAGGGTCACGGCCCGGTGCAGGTACCTCGGACCCTCGGTTTCCGCCTTCTTCGCGTGGAGCAGGGTTTCCTCGGAGGGGGTCCAGTCCACCGGGGCCGGGAGCCAGTACTTGGTCTCCTCGGCGTACCACGGGATAAAGACGTTGACCCAGCGGCCGCGCCCGCGCTGGCCGAGCAGCCAGTCCTCGTGGTGCCAGTTGTGCCGGCCCTTGGCGGTCGACTCCTTGATGCCCAGGGTGCGGGAGGACCGGGGCACCGCCGGCATCAGCGAGTCGTCAATCTGCTCGGGGGATTCCCACGTGGAGAGCTCGGTGAGGTGGACGACGCTGAAGGTCTTGGACCGGCCGAGTTGCCCCTTCTGCCCGCCCTTGTCCTGGAGGCCGCCCTTCATGGACTTGCCGGACTCCACCAGGATGGCGCTGCCGCTGGCGAAAATAATGTGTTGGTTCTTCTGGTGGAACTTCTCGACCGGGGCCAGCCACCACGGGAGGTTGGCGACGATCCGCTCGTACATGCCGAAGAGGCCTTCCGAGCCGGAGTTGTCCGGGACGTCGCTGGCGAGGAGCGCGCGGACGTGTGTGTGGTTGATCACTCTGTGGGTGACCAGCGCCGCGCCTAGGGTGGAGATCCCGCCCTGCCGCGCCTTGAGCACGTTCACCAGCAGGCCATCCGGGTGGCCGGTCGCGATCCGGTCGTCCTGGATGCGCGCGAACTCCTGGAGCGCGATCTCCTGGGTCTCCCAGAGTGGGGTCAGGCGCTTCAGCCCCTGGCCTTCCGAGTTGATGAAGAAGTACCTTTCCGCCTGGTAGCGGAAGTCGATCTTGCAGAGCAGGCGCTCCGAGCTGACAAAGGCATCCTCGTCGGGGGTGAGCCTACGGGAGGGGGCCTTGGTCTCGGGATCCCAGACCGAGGCGAGCCTCGCGGTCATCGCCGCGCAGGCGGCCACGGGGTAGCGGATCAGGCCATGTGGGAAGGCCCGGGCGTAGACCTCCTCCAGGCGGGCTTGGGACTGCGCGATGACGTGCTGGGAGTAGATAGCAACCTCCCTACCAGGACTTGCTCAGCAATACCTGCCCGGCCACCCCGTGCGCGCCGGAGTAATCCCCGTCGAGCACCAGATTCCAGCCCTTGGGGGCCTTCTGCAGGTACAGCACCCGGATGACCGCGCCCTCGGTCTGGGCATCGCTGCCGTCGAAGATCAGCGCGTGCTGGTGGTCGTCGGGGATGGTTGCGA